GTAGGGCATACATCTGTTAACCAGCACGGCAATTTAACAGGAGTTTTTGTTTGCCAAAAATGGAAAGGAGAACCCGGTGGCGTGATTGCGGAATGTCATGTTAACTGCCTGATTGAATCAGATGATCAGGCTTATGCAAACGCTGAATTCATAGCAGAGGCTAACCCGGCTACCGTGCTGGCACTGCTGGATGAACAGGAAAGAAACCAGCAATACATCAAACGCCGCGACCAGGAGAACGAGGATATTGCGCTAACGGTAGGGAAACTGCGTGTTGAGCTTGAGGAAGCAAAATCAAAACTCAACGAGCAACGCGAGTATTACGAGGGAGTAATCGCGGATGGAAGTAAGCGCATAGCAGAACTGTCTGCTAGCCACAGCAAATTGCGCGACACAATGGCTGGCATCCACAACACAATCCGAATGGATGGCGGCTATACGCCACTGGCAGCAATCCTTAACGCTGCTAAACGCGCATATGAAGAATCAGCAAGCGCCGCTGGCATCAAGGAGGAGTCTGAGTGATGGTCATTTCACCTATAACGCTGAAAGCGGCGCAGGAATTTATCGCACAGCACCACCGACACAATAAACCACCAGTGGGGCATAAATTCAGCATTGGTCTGAGAAATAATGCCGGAGAATTGATAGGTGTGGCGACAGCTGGTCGACCTGTTGCACGACATTTGGACGATGGATTAACGCTTGAAGTAAATCGCACATGTACCACAGGAGAACGCAACGCTAACAGCGCGCTTTATGGTGCTGTCTGGCGGGCAGCAAAAGCTATGGGTTATCAACGTTGTATTACGTACACCCAGGCAGATGAATCAGGAGCATCTCTTCGCGCAGCTGGTTTTGTTCGTGTGAAAGAGCTTCCTCCAAGAAAAAGCTGGGCGGAATCAAGCGTCGCCCTGCGGAGTAAACGCGATCCGGTCGGAAACGGTGGTATTCCTCGTGTGCTCTGGGAAATCAGGAGAATGAGTACCGCTGGCATTCGCATCAAAGGAGAGTGAGATGAACGGACAAATCTCAATTGTTCGACCGGGAGCATGTGACGATCGCGAGATACGAATGATTATTCGTCTGGCGATGGGGAAAACAATAACTGCTCTCATTACTCCAGAAAATCTCGCATTAGCATTAACCGGAAAGTCAGACCTGCCAGTAGAGCTAAAGCTGCGAAATGTTGAGATTAAGGTGAAATAGCTATGACCACTATTACCGACAAAGAGCTAATTAAAGAAATTAAAGAACATATCAGCAGTCTGGGGGTGCGGGACAATATTGAGCGCCGTGCTTATGAAATTGCGTTGACTGCATTGACCGCTGAACCATTCGCCACTATCGACACCGCGGGAATTGAGCTCGTTAAATATGGTTGTAACACGTTTATTTGTCCCGACAATTCGATGGATCCGGGAAATGTACCGCTATATATCGGCCTGCCACGAATTGAGCCAGCAAGCCAGACTGCCAAGCTGTCATTCCAGGAATGGTTGTCAGAACAAAAAGAAAAAATAGACGTTGATTGCGGATGTGTGAGCACTGAAACGCTTATGCACTGGATGCGTGTGGCGTATGAGGCTGGCAACTCTCCGGTAATTCCGGATGGTTGGATAAGCTGTAGTGAGCGAATGCCAGAAATTAGACAAACAGTTATTGGATGGAATGAATATGCAGTTAGACAATGCGTATATACAAGGAATGAATATGCCAAGACACAGAAAGGCAGAGAGCCAAGGTTTGAAACCTTAACTGGTATATGGCATGGAGTAACCCACTGGATGCCGCTACCAGAACCGCCGCAGGAGGTTAATTGATGGACTCCTTCGCGAAATATACGATTATTGACTGGATAGCATTCCTTCAGGTTTTGCTCATCTGGTTTTATTTGGCTTATAGGAGTGGACAGTGGATTGTCAGTGTAGCCTGTAGCAAGGGATGGCGTTGGTGGAACCGAAAGAATAAAAAAGCACTGGCCTTGGATTCATTTTACGAAGCATTCAATCTTAACAGCCTTCAGCCTGGTTCTGTCGTTGTAGTCACCACTCAAAGCGGCATGACGATACAAATTCACAAGCCAAAGGAGGAAGGTCGTGGCTAACCTGCAACTTGCCGTTAAAGGTGAATACTTCGATGCCATGATTCGCGGGGAGAAAACAGAAGAATATCGCCTGTGCAATGACTGCTGGAATAAGCGAATTATGTTCCGGGAATATGACCGCCTGATTATCACAAAGGGATATCCTAAGCGCGAGGATTCCAGTCGCAGAATTGACGTTCCGTATGACGGATATGAAATCAAGACAATCACACATCCGCACTTCGGTGATAAACCGGTAAAGGTGTTCGCGATAAAGGTGAATATCGGCAATGAATAACAATCCTCGCACTCGCGGGGATTTCTTTTATCTGAACTCGCTACGGCGAGTTTTGTTTTATGGAGATGATTATGGCCTGTTCAACATTCAACCCTCTAACGTTACAGAAATACCAGCCAGACCCTGAAGATTTATGCTCACTGTGTGGCGGAAATCATGGCAAAGCCGCCATGATCGAATGTAAAGACAAAATCCACATTTGCCTTAATTGCGTTGATGTCCTCGTTGATATCAAAAATGAGAGAGAAGATAAAAAGCGTAGCGAGGCTGTTCGCGCCTTAGATTCATGGATGCGAGATGGGTATAGTGCCGCGCAAATTTATGACTTAGCAATATCAAAAGGCGAAATACCAGGAGTGCGCATCGAATAAGACGTAACCAATATTCGAATTGAAGAACTGAAAGAACACCAAGCCGCCTGATGGCGGTTTTTTCTTACACATGCAGAGGCAACTTATGCGCGAGTTAGTAAACCAACATAACCATGGCATTCAGCCAGTCATCACACCTGTTGTACAGATAAATGCGAATGAATGGGTAACACTGGAGCTTTTAATGGCTGTAACAGGCCTGAGAAAAGGAACAATATTACGCGCCAGGGACAGTGCGTGGATGAACGGCAGAGAATATAAACAAATCGCCCCCGACGGAACGCCAAAGAAAAACAGCGAATGTCTCTATCATCTTCCTACCATCAACACTTGGATCAAAAACCAACCCTTACCATCTCAGGATGTTTAATTCTTGTCCATAAGAGTATAACCTGAGCGTGCTCTTGGACGCAGGAGGAACAATGGCGAATTCAGCCTATCCAGCCGGCGTTGAAAATCACGGAGGAAAACTCCGAATAACGTTTAAGTACAGGGGTAAACGAGTGCGCGAAAATCTTCGCGTGCCCGATACACCGAAAAACAGAAAGATCGCTGGTGAGTTAAGGGCTTCGGTCTGCTTTGCAATCAGAACAGGAACGTTTGATTATGCCGATCGATTCCCTGACTCACCTAACCTGAAGCTATTTGGCCTGGTAAAAAAAGATATCACCGTCGGTGAACTGGCACAGAAATGGCTTACTCTGAAAGCAATGGAAATCGGTAGTAACGCCTTAAATCGTTATCAATCAGTGATGAAAAATATGCTACCGAGGCTTGGTCCTGGCAGGCTGGCGTCATCGATTACAAAAGAAGATCTGCTGTTTATCAGGAAAGATTTACTGACCGGGGAAAAGGGAAGCAGGAAAACCAGCACGTCCCGAAAAGGAAGAACCGTACCCACAGTGAACTATTACATGACAACAACAGCCGGAATGTTCAGCTTTGCCGCCGAAAACGGGTATCTGGAGAAAAACCCGTTTAATTCAATAACACCGCTGAGGAAATCAAAACCAGTGCCGGATCCACTGACCAGAGATGAGTTTAGCCGTCTCATTGATGCCTGCCATCATCAACAGACCAAAAACCTCTGGACAGTGGCTGTTTTTACAGGGATGCGACACGGTGAAATTGCCGCACTTGCATGGGAGGATATCGACCTGAAAGCTGGCACGATAACAGTGCGACGAAATTTTACAAAAATAGGTGATTTTACGCTACCAAAGACCGACGCAGGCACTAACCGGGTTATACATCTTCTGGCACCAGCAATTGAAGCACTTAAAAACCAGGCGATGCTTACTCGTCTTAGCAGGCAGCATCAGATCACTGTTCAATTACGCGAGTACGGAAGAACAATTTTGCACGAGTGCACTTTTGTTTTCTGTCCGCAAATCGTTCGCAAGAATCACAAGGCGGGTATTAACTACGCGGTAAGCTCCATCGGAGCGACATGGGATTCAGCAATAAAAAGAGCGGGTATCCGATCCCGTAAAGCGTATCAGTCACGCCATACCTATGCGTGCTGGGCTTTATCTTCCGGAGCAAACCCGACATTTATTGCATCACAGATGGGGCACTCCAGCGCCAGCATGGTCTACAATGTTTATGGTGCATGGATGCCTGAGTGCAGCGTGACTCAAGTTGCCATGTTGAATAATGTCCTTAATGCCCGTGCCCCAGACGTGCCCCAAAGTGACTAGGAGGATGAAATAAAATTATATTTTTCAAA